ATATGATTCAGTTCATATACAAAATCGTTTTCATTAGCGAATATTTTCAAGTGAAAATTTGTTTGACATCATGTCTTTCAGTAGTGCTAATGGTGCGGGGTGTGAAGACCCCATAGTTAGGTGCAGAGTTTGGCTTTCACCAAGCTCAGTTTTGTGCAAATCTAGTTTGCATGGTATCATTGGTTTTTCCAGTGAAGTTAGTGTTCATCAAGTTCGTTATTCCGACAAACATTTATCACTAGAGTCATTCGAGGCCCTGAATTCAAAACCCTGCCCCCTGTTGGGCTTAAGTGGTAGTGATATTCAAGTTCTCAGGAAACGTGTTCTCAAACATATCGACGGTGTTGTTCGACCAAAATTCAACATAGCCAAGGCTGATGACATCAATTTTACTCTTTTTGGTGTCATGGCTGCCCTTTTTGCAACCGGTGTAATATCTGGGAAAAGAATTAAAGAGTATATTGACCATTTGGGTCATAGGGCAATGGATTTTATTGCTTATCTTGCTCGAGCATGCGGTAGAAATGCTGCCGAGGGTATGAAAGAATCTTTCGTTGTTACGGAAGATCAAGTGACATCAATTCTCCAAAAAGTTTTTAAAGTTATTGAGCTTGGTGCCATGGCTGTTTGTATTAAAACCATTGCAAATAAAATGTCTACATTATCAGAATGGGCTTCTTTGTTTGCACTTGTTTTGATTCCAAAATTTGGTGAGTATGGTGTTACCAAGTTCCTTGAAATTTTCCAAGTTCCGCAAACTCAAGGAACGGGTGATTGCATTGACTCGTTTGTCACAGTTTTCTTTACTCTCTTGTCAGTGTTGTTTACGGGAAAATTTTCCAACGCGGCTGTGAACAACTTTTTCCGTCTATCAGATTTGACTGGGTGTAAAGATCTTTTCAAAGAATTCAGCAAAAAATCTATGGGGATAATAACTGATATGGTTGTTAACTTCTTGCGTTTCCTTGCCACATTTCGTTCATCACAATCCATGCAAGAAATGATGGCTGATATTGATCTCACGGAACAGAAAAAGAATGTAATTCGAAAAATTCCTTCCTTGCTTCAACGTGCAACTGAGGCCGTGTGCATTTGTACACAAATGCCATCTGACCCTTCTCTCTATAATTGTCTACCAGAACTTCAGGACCTGGTGGTTCAGATGGCGGAGGCGCTGAAAACTGTCTCCCACATGAATCAGTACCCTGTTTATGATAGGGTTCACCTTTCGCGTGAGTACGTCAAGTTGCATGAGGCTGTGATGTCGGCGGTGAATGTTAGAAACACAAAACGGCGAGTTGAGCCAACCGTGGTTTATTTGTCCGGACCACCAGGTATAATGAAGACTACGTTTGCGGGTGATCTTATTGCCGCAGTTGCACAACAGCTCTATCCAAAAGAGTATGATGAGGGAACTTTTTGTTATGATAGAAATCCACTTCAAAAACATTGGGATCGTTACTGTAATCAACCAATTTTGAGAATGGAGGAGTGTTTTAGCACACCATCAACAGCTCGTGAAACTACTAATGAAGAGCACACTGCGTGGTTACCCTTAATATCATCAAATGTGTACGGTCTTACTATGGCTTCAATTAATGATAAGAAAACGGTTTTTACGTCGGAAGTGGTAGTTTGCACGAGCAATGTTGCTTTCCCTGACACAAAGTCGGTTGATAGACAAGCAATGTATCGTCGATTTCATAATCACATTTTGTGTTGTTGGAAACCGGGTTTTCCTGATTACAATGCCGCGAATGCGACCAACACTGGAGCGCAACGAGATTTTTCCCACATGACATTGTATTGCCACGATACACAGCGCGCACTCTTACCACCTGCTGGGAACCAACAAAGAATTTGGGATGGTAGATCTGCCCCATACTCAGTGGATGAGTTTACACAGTGGCCAACAATATCTGAGGTGCCAGCTGGTGCAGGCAATGCAGTTACGTACAGAAATGTTTATAACCCCATCACGTTCGACGAGATTGTTGACAATGTTGTAGCTTCCGTTCACCAACGACGAAGGTTTGCCAACATTGATGCTGCTGCACAAAATGACGACACGTGCCAATCTAGTGATGTTATCGGATTTGATGAGAAAATCGAGGATGTTATTCCCTTGATGTTGCATGCTGATGTTGTTAGTGATATGCCTTTATCGATGACCGTATCTTCTAGTGTAAAGAAACAAATCCATGAACTAAAGAAACTTGATGATCTTATTGATTGTGACCCTAGTGACTTGCGCCAACTCCGTGGAACCAGGGCTCAAAGAGTTTTTCGAGTGTGGGAACAGCACAATGTATCTCCCGATATAACCGACGATAGGCTTGGAGGTGGAGCGATGAGTAGCAAATTGATTGCACACCTCGATCTCGTCATGGAAATAGTTGCTGGGTATCGTGTTTACATCATGGAGCCTAATATTGGTCCCCGATTTCGCTTGCGTCAACTTGGGATTTACCCTGATGAGGCCACAAACGCGTCTTATGGTGAAACGGATTTGTTTTGGTATGCCGCTCTTCCTATGTATCTCCCTCAAAAACAGCGTTTGCCAACCGTAATTTCTCTTGATAACGTGGAAGCCCACAGATTTTCGTTCACTAAGGAAGCCTATGACGACCTTATGATTCTGCTTGACCAGCACAAGATAACACGAGGTTCTTGTCATATCCCTAAAATGATGTTTAAGAAAGCTCGTGACTATGTGGGTTTGCATGCTCACTCAAATTGGGTTGATTGGACCACAACTATTGCCACCTATATCTATTCCATTGCAATCTTCTTGTTCGCTGCCCTCAATGTAATTCGCTTTATCAAAACATTGATTGTTCTCGTTTTGGAACTTTTCTGGCCGGTGCGCCAGGCGCACTCTAGCGATGAGATGGATCAGGAGATTGGTCGGATGCTTGGTGCTGCAAAGAATCAGGGCTTGCGCTGGAATTACGATTCAAGTGGTGAAAATGCAGGATACTATGATAGTAATGGTAAGCGCCATGTGTGGAATTCTAAGAATGGCAAATTTGAGTCATATGATGATGAAACCAATAGCAAATCAAAGGGTAGTAAGAAGAACCGAAAGAACCGCATGCGCAAGTACTATGCAAAAACTGAAGATTGGATTGATGCCCTTCATGAAGACATTGAAATTGGTGGACCGGTTGTTGCCACTTCATCACCCACGATGTCACTCATAGAGAGAATTTCATCTCAATTCGTCCATGTGACATACAAATCACCCAATGGTCGAAATCTTAGTATGTATGGTATTCAGGTTATGGAGAACTGGGTGATGATACCTCAACACATTTTAGCTCAAGAATCTCTCAATCTGTATAACTTTCACGTTGAGACAGATAGCTACGCGTTTGATGAGGTCGTGCCATCCAGTAAAATTCTGTTCTTCAATTCTGCCAAGGGTGTTGTTGGATACAATCTAGAGCTTTCTGATGGTATAGTTATTAAATTTCAAAACCTCAAAATACAAAAATCGCTTCTTGGACATCTTGTGAGAGCCCCTTTGAAACCAACTTTCATGCGTGATTACTCGGCGGTGGCTCTTGTGCCACAAATTAAACAAAGTGCTGTGGGACAGAGGTTCACCGTTGCCGTGCCATGTGGCAAAATTAGCACGCTTGGCAATCTAGATTATCGTGATGGTGAGGATCTGCGGTATCGCGCACATTTGTACACAACGGATATTCCAGATATGGTGAAGGGCGATTGTGGATCATTATTAGTGGTCAAGGAGGATGGACAACTTCGCATTGCTGGTATGCATGTTGCGGGAGATGCGGCAAGCACACGAAATTTCTTTCAACCTGTCTCTCAATCCCTAATCTCGTCTCTACTTGATTCAATTGTTGTTGTAAAGGGTTTTGAGTCTTATCCACCCATTGATGGTTACAAGGACACATCATTTAGGATGTCACCAACTGAATCCTCACCGTTGGCACCGATTGGACGTTATCAGTTTGCGGACAGTCATGGGGTTACCGCCATCCCCCCATCTGAGATATTGCCCTCCCCAATTCAGAAGGAAAATTCACAACTTTTTGGTCATGGTGTTGCCACGCTACCAGCGGCATTAAATTTTGAATCTCTTCAAAAAGCCGTTAACAAAAAGTGGCACACACCAGGTTTCTTTAATCCCGCCATTCTTCATCAATCAAAAATGTGGGCTATTCAGAATTTGTCATCCCATATAGAGGAGTGTGCAATGTTACCGTTTGATGATGCAGTTGATGGTAAAACCCATTTTGGACAAACATCTGGGTTGTCAATGACGACATCGGCGGGTTTACCATGGACGATTATCAAAGATCCCAAAGCCCCTGGAAAATCCGATTTCTTTGATAAAGAAGGCGATTGTTATCGCGCGAAAGATAACGTGCGTGTTGCAGTTAATGAGGTTCTTACTGGTCGAACAAAAGGTGAGTTGAAACCAATGTTGTTCCGAGGCACATTGAAGGATGAGCGCAGGGATATTGAACGTGTTCGAGATAACAAAACGCGTTTATTCACAGCTGCACCTCTGGAAAAAGTCATAGCTGATAGAATGTTGTTTGGGGATTTTCAGGTCCAGTTCAAAAATTGTAAAATCAAAGCACCCCATGCGTACGGGATAAATTCAGAGGGGCTAGAGTGGTCGGAGATGATTATGCAACATCTGCAAGTTGGGACAAAGCACTTTGGTTTTGATTACTCAGGTTTCGATGCTTCAGAAAGTCTGCAACTCCTTCATAGTGTATCAGATGTTGTTGCAGAGTTTTATCCCATGGATCTTAAAAAGCATGTTTATGCTTCGGGTGTCGAATCTTTTAATCATTTCGTTGTGATTGACGGTGATGTTTATCATTACCATCAAGGAAATCCAAGTGGGTGTGTCATGACAACAATATATAACACAATCGCCAATTGGATACTCTTGCAGTATGCATGGATCACTTTAAGTTTAGAAAGGGGTTTAGTACCAGATTACCAAGTTTTTAAGAAGAATTGTATAATGCACGCATATGGTGATGATTTTATATGCACTGTTTCAAAGGATTTTGATTGGTTTAATGGGGAAACTGTTCCTCCTATTCTTTCCATTTGTGGTATAACCGCCACAGCTCCTGACAAATCAACTTGTGCAAAATTCTACCCTCTCAGTGAATTAACGTTTCTCAAACGTTCCTTTGTACCATCTCCATTTGGTTGTAAAGCTTTGTTTGTCGGACCTTTAAACAAGGAGACGATAGAGGACATACCCATGTGGATGTTCAAGGGTGCCGATGATGATGATTTCTTATCGACGATGCGAACGTGCTTGCGTTCAGCAGCTATGTGGGGGAAACAGTATTTTGAGTGGTATGTTGGTGAACTGAAGCGTACAAATGCGGGAAAGCATTTTCTTTCCAAGTTGGATGTTTGCTCCATATACCAGCAGATGTCTTTCGTTTTCGCTCCGGTTAAAGAAACGACGTCTCTTTATCCACGCTTGTTCTTTAATTGCGCTACTGGATCAACGCGATATTTATCAAATTTCTACACACAGAAAAACATCGTAACATACAAATCAAATTTCTTTCCATCAGTTGAGTGTGCGTATCAATGTGCGAAAGCACTCTTTCATGAGAGTGATGAGGCAAAGCACCAACCAATAATTGCCTTGTATCAATCATATTCATCAAAGATGGCAAAGCAGATAGGGAACACTATAGTTACAAACCCTACGTGGAATCGCATCAAACCACGTATCATGAGTGAAATACTTATGACCAAGTTTACCGATTTGAACAAATTCGAGGGAGTAACTTTGAAATCATTGCTTCTTCAAACTGGCAATAGTGTTCTTGTGGAGAAAATTCCAGATACATACTGGGGATGGGGTTTGCCCATGGATAGAGACCCAGACATACACACATCCTGGCCTGGAAATAACCATCTTGGACTGCTCCTCATGGATGTGAGAAACAGAGTGAAGGTTTCACTTTGCTAAATAGGTTAATCAACAAAATTGACCCACAACAAAAGTTTTATTGTTCATTTTACAATAATCATATCAATAATCATAATGGCTGAAGGACCCGTTGCACCACGTAATCCCGCTTCTGCTATGGCAGATAATTCATCAATGATTAGCACCCAGAGAGCATCTATGGATGTTGACCCACCATCAGGTCCTCTTCGACAATCTCAGATTCAACCAACAACTAATGCGACTGTTCATAGCATTTTATCTCATGAGATGCCCCTGGCTTACACGTCTGTTTCTGCTGCAACAACACGTGGAGCTATCCTTTTTAAGCAAGCTATTGACCCATCAAAAATGAAAAATGCAACAGCCTCAACCCGTGTGTCTTGGTTGTCTCGATTGTATATGTTTTGGAGGGGTGGGATGACGTTTAAATTTGTGTTTACAAAGACTATCCTTCAACAGACGAAAATTCTAGCGGTGTTTGTTCCTGGTGATGACGAAAACTCAGTTCCCCCTTCTGCTGATGAGGCTTATGCTTATAGACATAAGGTTTTAATGAACCCTGCTAATGAGACTGAATGGGTTCTTGATGTTCCATATGTTGACTCTAATCCCTTTAAGAAAATGGGACAATCGACTGGTATGCTTTATGTTTTGCTCTTCCAGACTCTTGTATCATCAAACACTGAGTCAAATGATATTTATTTCTCAACAATGGTGTCAGGGGAGAAGCTCGAAATGTTGGAATTTGGCCAATTACCTGCTCTCAATAGTACTCAAGCCATAGTTCCATCAAAGTCATTTATAATTCACTCATTCACTGGAACCAATGAAACACCAGCGAATGTATCTATGAAAACGTTTCTCTCTGATGCTGGGCGAACTTTGGCGTCATCGGTTGGAAGTTACAATTTTGTTACTCCAAATGTTATTGCTGATGGAACTCCCGTAGCCGCCTCTGAGCTGCAAGAAACCAGTGCTAACTATGATCCCAATCTTATGCTTACCCTTTATGGACACCCTCGTGGGCAAGCTTCTTCTGTTAGACAGATTGCTTTCACTCAAACTAATGTTGCAGCCAATACATCAATAGGGGATTGTGTCATTCTCAACGTTTACATTTGGTCTGATCTTTCTTTTGCTGTGGGACCAGGATTTATTGTCCCCACATCATATGCTCTACCAGATATAATTAGGATTTATGCCCCAATCTTCCCTTCTGGAATGTCACAGAGTAGTGGAGTCACATCACAAAAACTCCGTGACTTGGAGAGTACTGTAAAACAGTTGTTGTCGCAGCTTGCTTTGGACAATCGCCGTAATTAATGTCACAGCTAGTGTTATTTTCGTTTTTCGATATAACAATGTATAAAAATCCCATTGTGTATAAAAACTTGTTGAGTAAAATGGAGGCGAAACCCGGCTACACGCTTTCAGGCGTTGCCACGTATCCTCTCCGGTTTACTTTTAAATGCATGAAATTGTTCTTTTATTTAGTGCTTTTTGTTTTTGGTGTTGCCACTCTCGCTCTTGCCATATATATTTCTGTCAAAATTACATCCTTCCTTGCACCGGTTTCTGGAATTGTATCTGCAACTGTCGGAGCGGGTACGGGATGTTTTTCAAACCCAAATTTTCGTGATTGTGTTGGTTTTATGTTCCCTGTCCCTGCCAAAATTGGCAATTCTATTGCCTCTCTTGTTTCTAAGTCCCACGTTACCGATAAACCTAAGTTTGATTTTGGAAACATTATTTTGAAAGAAAGGGAAATTTTCCTGTATTATAAATCTGAGTGTAATAAGACCTTTGATATTGTCCAATATGACCAGTTTTCTCATAATTCTACATGTTGTTTTGCTGGCCCTCTTGTAACCGAATCGGGTATGAATTGGGATTTTATTTTGTTTTGTGGGTGGGGTGGTGATATGCAGGATATTGTTGATTGTCCTTGTTATGATGATCCACCTTCGTCTACAACAACCCATTTGCCCCGTAGCAGAAGAACACGTAATAAACTCTTGCATTCTCTCCTTCCGGACTCTGGTGATGCAGCGCCCTCTTGATCTTTTCATTTTGATTAAGCATAATGCCTATGTCAACTTTTGGTCACGTCTTCGACGGAACTAATTTGCCTGAATATCTTTTGCCATTTAAACAGGGTGTTAATTATCAAGGTCAATTATCAGTGGTGATTTCCCTTCTTGATCCTCAGCCCCTTATCAACCAGGTTTTTCAGCTGGACTTTGAAGGTATTGACACCGAACTGTCAATTCCATTACATTTATCCAATTCTGTGCCTGGAAACACTGTATCTGTGCCAATCAATTTCACTGTTGTATCAGAGACTCCCAAGATAACATTTCACGTTCTCAATATCGATTACCCAGTTTCTTGTTCATTGGTTGTTACGGTGAATTCACGAGTTGAAGATGGCTTCCGCTATAATATCTAAGGGATACCATACCCCCCCTATTTGGGATATTGGGACTAAATACACGGCTCGAGTTCAGATTTATGGGACACCCGATTATTCAACATCTATAAAGATTGAGGGAATTCCCCAACTCAATACTTCTAATGGACTTCAATTAAGTGGATGGACTGGAAACACGAAGTTTCTTGATATAATAATCAACTTTGTTGCATCACATACCTATCCCTATCTTCTTGTCTCTGATGGTTTTGATGGATTCGCTGTTATTGATACGTATGGTGTTACCAATGATCCTATATCCGTTCTTTATGGCTATGGGTTTCCAGTTCCACCTGTACCTCTCCCCTTTTCGGATTTCATGTTCTGTTTTAATGTCGGTAAAACAGCAGACAATCGTTTACACACATGTGACATAGAAAACAATTTTCCTGGTCCTCCGTTTCAAACAGTATTTGGTTACGCAGCCGATTCTTCCAAATTGTCTCAATCATTATGTTACATCAAGGAGTTTAAAGGATTGCGAACTCCATCTTTGGAGTTATCACAGGTTGGTTCATCATGGCACTTGATTTGTATAACCCCTTCATCTTCTTTAATAAGGGATCTTTTCTTTCAACTTAGGGCTAGCAGCACCGCAATAGCTCTAAGACGACGTATTTAGTGCGTTTTCTATTCACTTTGGAGTGCAGTCCAGAGTGGATCCTTTTACATAGTAATTCCAGTCAGTGAACTGGTGTCCCGTGTGGACCGAACTTACTTATATATTAATTCCAGCCTTATATGAGCTGGTGTCCCGTGTGGACCGAATCATTTCTGCATACACAAACGTTACCGCGGCCACGCCGAGTAGGATCGAGGGTACAGTGACGTTTTGTGGTTTGGCATTAGCCCAAGTTTAATTTGGGCTACCGCCCTATACTCAACATTTAATCAGACTTTGTTGTGTTCTAATTAAACTTGTCTTTAATATAACAAGTTTTACCTTTTATCTAGGTTTTTGCTCTTGTAGTGTATATTTACCATTTATCCTTTTTCGTATTGTTTGCTTTATAATCGAGATTAGGCCCATATAACCTTGTAGTTGTAGTATTGTATATGATGGTTGTTCGCAACCCAACTTTGCCTTAATCGGCTGAGTCATTTGTATTTTCGGTCAGATTGTTACCTTAATTGGTTGCTATCTGTGAGCATCGTGCTCTCCCGTGTTTAATGCAAAATCTTACAATTTGCTCTTTTCACTGGCCATTTTGGGTTTTTCTCCTAAGCTGTCTGCACATAGCGGAAGGGGGG